TACAGGCGGTTTTATTGGTTGGTTGGTGTAATCTATCGCTTAAGGAGAGTGGAGGTCCGTAGACCCCCTTTATATGATTGTAATATCCCAGGAGGAATCGAACCATCCGTCATGACGCTAAGCGCCCGCTCTGCCACTGAACTATGAGATATGTCCTCTAAAGGTAAAAGTTGGACTGGTGCTTTTAACCTATGTTTAATTAATCAGGTAGAACTATTACTAAAAGCATGTTCACTTATTGTCTACTCGAAACTATACTTATCAAATCAATACTCTGCAAAACGAGAAATGCAACCCATACGCCCATTGCGTTATTTTGGTTGTTGTATTGGTATATATCTTTTCAACCTTTACTCACGCTTACTATAGCCAATGGGGCCAACATCAAAGCGATAGTCTTTGTAGTGTTCTGTTCATATAAGGGCCACTACTTTTACAAATCCCACAGAAATGCAACATAATATTAAATTGTCCATACAGCTGTCCTCAATTTAAGACTTTCGTCACCGAGAGTAATCTAACTCTAAACTTTCAGGCACCTAATTAGTTGTCGCAATACTATATCTAGGGAGCGACTAACCCCTAATACGCCCAAAGCCTTTGACAACTCTAGGCGCTGTTTGTTTCACCACGCATAACGCTCACGCTACGGCTTATTGGTCTCTAAGATACTGAAATTCCCTGTAAGTCTATTATACATCATTTTCAGCCTTATCACAAGGGCGTTGCTCTCTTGACTTAGTCCAATTATCACGTGCATCCAATGGCGCATGAGCATATCTACCCCTACGAAAGTGCCAAAATGTACTTGCAATTTCAGGCTCGTCTTCATACCAATGCCATTCATGATCCTTATCCATTGCCAAGTAGTTCGCCCACTCAGGTGCATCATTCCAATCCGGCTTCATCACTTCGCCCCCTTCCATGCATCACACACGCCATTCACACAGTTAGCATCTACGTTGTTCCCTGTAACCTTCCACTTACCGTCTTCCTGTGCCACCGTACAGCCCACCCTGGGGTTTCCGGCTATGGTTGTTATGTCTACGTCGCTGCCGTCGCTTAGAATAGCTTTAAGACCCTTTACAAATTCTATCTTCATTCCTTCACGTCCTCCTTTAGTACCCACTCAAGGGCCTGCGCCTTAGCCTCGTGTATAATTGATACATTCCTAGCTTTTTCATACCATTTATTAGCGAGCCTCCAATTTTCTTGTTTCTCTGCCATAATCTCAGCCACGCTTCTAGTCTCTACTAATGTCAGTGGGCAGTCGGTTGGTGGCTCTTTTGCCCAGTGCGAATACTTTTGAACATTTCCGGTTATGTTGCATACTGAATGGTCACATCTTCTATCGGTTCCTATTTTACATTTTGCGCAGTTCGTTATCTCTTCCGGTACTTCAAACTGGTATACTTTACTCATTGGCTTTTCCTTCCTGCTTTTTATTGAACTCCTTAATAACTTGTTTTGCCAATTCACTGTCGGTCGTATCGCAAGCTAGGCACCTAAATATAGGTATGTGTGCATATGATTCAAACGCAAAATTATTACCTTCAACTTTCCCGTCTTCGTTGATAGCACCTTTTTCATTGCATCTTGGACATTCAAACTCTACTACGATTTTATTCATCAGTCATCTTCTCCTTCTAATACGTATTTACAGGCCAACTATTCTTTTTGATATGATGGAGTTATCTCAATGTCAAGCGCCCATTTATTACCACCAATGTCTTGTGCAATAACTTCATATAAGTTGTTTGTTTCTAAACGTATCTTATCAACTATTTCGTTATGATTAATTCCAGTACTTTTGACTATTACTTTGAACTCACTTGCAACCACTTCTTGTCTTGAGAATAAATCCTTCTTGTCTTGACGCTCAACGCCAAACTTTTTGATGAACTCTTCGCCCTCTTCAAAAGTCTTAACCTTCTTGAACTTGGCATCAGGATAACCCTTAGTCGCTTCCTGTGTCTCTTCCCAGTTGTCAAATACTCCTGTTTTGTGTCCTCTTGCTACTGCATATAATTTCATACCGTCCATCCTTCCTTACCGCCTCAGTCGGTGTTGTCAGCTATAAATAGTTCTTCAAACCAATTTTTCACACATCCCCTACCTCCAGCGTTAATCCTTATATACACATTATCTTCTGCTACAATAATATCAATAACAGTTACTAAATTACCATTAATTGAAATAACTCCATTAAGTTCAGGACATGTACACAATTCTATCTCTTTTGTGTAATCTTCTTTTAACAATTTATATCTAATGCCTAATGGTTTACCTTTTCCACTTACCTTTACCTTTACTTTCATCCCATCACCCTTTCACATCAATCTTATTGTCAACTCCGGTTACATCGTTCCTTACCTCACAGCCGTACAACGCCACCCTTCGGGCTATTATCTTGCGTTCCTCTGCTGCGTGTTGCTTTAACTCTATTAATCCTACCGCATGGCTTCCGTCAAGCAATTTGTAGTTCTCTATCGCTTTAAGGGCCGCTTTATACGAGGCTATGTCCTTATTCTGTATAGAGACCATCATTGAATTGATTATGCTTGTTAAAAGCGTTCCTACTACGTCACAGTTTGGGTTGAATAGGCTGTCCATTGGATCATCTTCTTTCTTGGTGAGCTAAACTAAACTTTTGCGCATAGTTACATTTTTCCGGCCCATTGTTCTGCCATTGCTTTGGCTATTCCCTGGAAGGTTTTTGATCTGCTTTTAGATGAACCGCCTTTCCTTGACTCACCATACTTACTCTTATCTTTTCTCCCGGTTCCTGCTGCAACATAAGGGCCTTTTGGCTCTACAATATTTGTTGGTTCAAGATATGGTAATCCTCTCAACCATAGTCTTGTTTTTTTAGTGAACGGATGCCCAAATTGGTACGGCTGTATCTCTTGCGAATGCTTTGGCATTTCAAATACTTTTGATGATACTGGATTTTCAACTGCGATCTTATCGCAATCAGTATTAAGTATAGCCATAAAGAATTCTTTTGCCTTGAGCCCTTTTTGATAGCGTTCCTGGTTCAACTGACCTTTCTTTGGATACAAGCGGCAAGCGCCTGCGTTGCTGAGATATGTGCAAGGTGGAAAACCTATAATCATGTCCCACTTTTCTGTATGTGTATGGTACTTTCCGTCCGTTGTAAAAAAGTCAACCCACGGCTTAAAACCATATTGATACTCTTCGCTATCTACACCAATAACTTTCAAAACATCGTCTTGTATATGCCACTCCGGATGACCACCGCTACACTCTATAATGTCACAACTATATGCTTCATGCCCTAGTTTCCTCAATTCTATCGTTACTGCTTGGCTTTCTTCACATGCTACAAGTACTCTCATACCTTCCACCTTCCTCTACCGCTTAATACCCTGCATACCGATGAAAGTATGCAAGGCTTGTAGTCACGCTGAGACGTAAACTTACAAATGAGATTAATACAGTCTTTCATGGTCATCTTGATTACTAGTTACGTGCGGTATGGCTTTCCACGGCTACCGCTAATGCCAAGACACCGAATGACCAGTGTCGAGGCTATGTTAATTGAAGGAGGGGCTAATTTATCAGTGAGGCTATTACTGCTCCAACTGCTACGCCAATATTAAATGCTATTATAATTAAGTGTAGCGCTTGTTCTTTCTTCATCCTTGGCTTCATCTGATATCCACCGCTTCTTTTCCGACATAAGAACATTTTCCATCGTTGAATATAAATATATCTCCATTATTCTCGTAGAATTCTTGCAAATCGTATGGTGTAGCTTCTCTTTTATGTGGCTTCATCCTTCTCTCTTCCATGTATTGATTAAATGTTTTAGATTCTTTCATATTCACTCTCCTTAAGTGCTTGTTGATTGGTATGTACTTAGTATAGCACCAGTTGGTTCCAAAGTCAACACTTTTCTTTATGTTTTTTATTTTCTGTAAATCTGAAACCCTTATATATAATGAAGCTAAACTATTTTCACTTTGCCCTTTACATCAGAACCGATTGGTGCTATAATAGGTATATCGAAAGGAGTTGAACAGATGTTAAACTTAAAAAGAATGCAAGAGGAATGGAAGGACGCTGACATTACAGACGAAATTATAGCAGAGGCTATTGGAATGAACGTTAAAAGTCTTAGACGCAAAATAAAGGGTGATCGTACAGCCGAGTTAACAACAACACAATCATATATAATATGCCAAATGCTTGAAAAGCCACTGGACATGTTCATTATGAGAGATAAGGAGAGATAGCATGACAGAGACAATTAACGGACAAACATACCGAGTACTAACAGAAGAGGAAATTTACCACGATCCAGACTTACCAAAAAGAACCATAACACCTGCTGAGTTCGTAGCAATGGAACTTGTCAGCAACGCAGTAACAAAGAAAGCTATCAAGGAAGTCAACAAGAACAACATCTGCCACATGTTTACTAGCGGTAGAACACCATATGCGATAGCCAAGCACTTCAAGATTTCACAGACACAAGTTAATCAAGTTCTTAAGGAACGTGGACACATAGGAGGGTAATTATGACTAAACTTCAAGAATCAGCCGTATCAATGGTAACTGAACTACTTAAGACAGATAACACCAACTGCGTTGCAGAAGCCCTTGTATCTGCGATTAACGAGCAGATGGAGCCCGGTGAAATGTTTGACATTATGGCTAACGCTTCTAGTACAGAGGACGTTATCAGTGAATGTGAAGCATGGATCGAACAAGTTACAGACCCCGAAGCAATGGCATTTGCAGATGATTTCGAAGCAGATACATTGTACGAGGAACTACAGGAACAGCAAAACGCAGAAACTAATAAACTATCTTAAATAAAAGGAGAAATACTATGTCAAAGAACAATCAATTAACAGTATTATCATCAACTAGAGGAATCATAGAAACCAACTTTGAAGAAGTAAAGGCTTATGTCACGGAAGCAATGAAAACATGTGAAACTGTGGCTGTCGATCAAGAAAACCTCAAAGAACGAAAACAACTTGTTAAGATGTATAGCGCTTCTGAAAATGAAATTGAAAAAATCAGAAAAGAGCAAAAAAAAGAGTTCCTTCTTCCGTTAACAAAGTTTGAAGATGAATGCAAAGAATTAAAGGCAATTATCGCAAATGGCAAAAAATTCATAAAAGATCAAACCGACCGATTCGACGAAGAAGAACGACAAAAGAAACGAGATATTTTCACTAAAGAAGCAGACAGGCTATGCCAAGACTCTATTTGTTCCGCTAAATTTATTAATAGAATTACTATGCCGGATTGGGTTACAAATGTAGCCACAAGTAAAAAGAAAATTCTTGACAACGTATCTGAGCAAGTAGATGTAATAACAAACGCCTATAATACAGAACAATCAAATATTATGATGGTAGAGGAACAAGTTGTTACTGTATCTGAATTAGTTGGACTAGCAACACCTCTAACTGTTGATGATGTCACTAGGTATATCAGCGATTATGAGACAATGGATGTACAACAAGTTATGGCTAATATTAACGTTGAGGCTAAAAAGCGCAAGCAAGCAGAAGAAGCAGCTATTACAGCAGCAGAAGCAAAAAGGATCGCAGAGGAAGAACGCCAACGCAAAGCAAAGGAAGAGGCTGAACGTCAAGCCAAATTAGCAGAGGAGCGGCGCATTGCTGAGGAAGCTATATTGAAAGAACAGGAAGAACGTGAAGTAGCAGAAGCAAAAAAGATTGCAGAGATTGAAGGAAGCAAGATTGAAGAACTAGAAGCATTTGTTGCAGATATTGATGATTTTTTTAAAAAACCAATTGAAGAAGTAAAAGCGATAGAAAAACCTACTAAATATACACATACAATTGAAACAACATTATCTAGCATGGAAGTATACAATTTATTTGCTAAAAACGGTATTGATGTTGTTGTAAAAGGAGAATAATATGTCAGAAAAAAATGATAGATTTGATGTTGATAATAAAACTACTCCATTCTTAAAACGTTTTACATTAGCTAAAGCATGGGTGGCTAGTCAGGAAGTATCTAAAAGTGGTTATAATGATTTTACAAAAGCCGCTTTTTATGAACTTAGTGATTTCATTCAACCGATATTAGATAGCCAAGTTAAATATGATCTTTTTAGTGCTGTCACCTTTGACTACGAATTAAGCATAGCAAAGCTTACAGTATATGATGCAGTTGCAGATGAACCAAAGCAACTAGAGTATACATTTAGATTTGTGCCTATGGAATTATCAAAGGGCAACGCACTGCAAGCGGAAGGTGCTATTCAAACGTATTCAAGAAGATATTTATATCTTGATGCATGGGAAATTACAGAAAGTGACTTTAGCGAAATGGACCCTGATGCAAAAATAGATAAAAAGAAAAAAGAACAAGCAGAAAAAGCGAAAGCTGAAAGTGATAGGAAAGCTAAAATTATTCAGAACTTAGAAGATTTGAGAAGTGTTATCAAAAAATGTGACGTAACAGAAATGCAAGTTGTTGATAAATATAACGCGCAATATCCACAGAAATCTGTTGATTCATTGGAAGCATTACCTGACGTAGCTGTTGCCGGTTATTTATCAATGTTTGAAAAAAAATTAGAGAAATCTGCTGAGTAGGTGACATATGAATGATTTATGGAATGAATTAGATTTCAAGCGCAAGGAATTATCACAAGCAGTTAAGGACCTTAGAGATTTAGGGTCCAAGGCTGCCGGATTTGAGCGAGAGTACAAAAAAGCATATCGTAGCGAAGTGTTTACTCTTCATGAAGTTGATAAAATAGCATGGACCGCATGCAATGCTATGGCCCACGGTGACACAAAGCGATTTGATGTTGCTGAGAGGCGATATAACAGAGATTTAGCGCAAACCCTATATGAAGCTAAGAAGGAAGAGATACTAGCTATTAAACTTGAAATGAGGATGCTTTCTAATCAAATTGAAAGAGAATGGTCGCAATCTTCGTGAGGGTGATTGACAGTAGAGAATGGTGGTGTTATCATTTAGTTAGGAGGTGTTTCAATGAAAGAAGAATGGAAACCAATAAAAGGATGGAAATATTATGAAGTAAGCACTTTTGGAAAAGTTAAAAGCATTATGTTTGTAAACAATATTTGCAAAAAAAAGAGAGATAAAATACTCAAAACTGTTATTTCAAAAAAGCAAAGAGAGTATGTTTCACTTAAGCAAGATGGTTATAGGAAAAATTGCACAGTTCACAGATTAGTGGCGGAAGCTTTTATTCCAAACCCCAATAATTATCCTCAAATAAATCATATTGATGGTAATCCAACAAACAATATTGTCAGTAATTTAGAATGGTGTACAGGATCACATAATGCAAAACATGCATACATTAATGATTTGACAAAATTGAAAAGTTATAATGAAAGCAAAAAAAAATCTATTATTCGCAGTGATGGAAAAGTATATGATTGTGCTTATTCTGCCGCTAGCGAATTAAAATGCAGCGTTTGCAGTATACGAGATTGCTTGAAAGGAAGAATAAATACATGCAAAGGATATAAGTTTAAGTATTTAGATTCACAAGCAAAATATTAACCCTGATGACTTAAGGAGTTAAATATGGCTAAACCACCAAATAAAAAGTATTGCGAGTGCCCCAATTGCGGTAGAGTCGGAACACATTACTGGCACCACGTATTCAATAAGAGCGATAAGCGCTTGTCTGAGAAATACAACGCCATAGTATACTGGTGCGACTTTTGCCACATATGGGACACTTATTCTATACATAACAACGCTAAGTTAAGGTTAAAGCTAAAGCAAGAGCATCAACAGCGCATTATGTTAGAGGAACCAATGACAATGACCGAATGGATCGATGTATTCGGTGAGAACTATTTATAACGGAGATTACGAAGGGAGACATATGATGTATACACATTGCAAAAAGTGCACTTGGGATTCAGGAGATTATGGTTATAATTCTGGACTTTTTAAACTCAAAGAAATCAAAGAGTGGGTATTTCAAAAACATTCACGTTGGATTAATGACAGATGGTTTAAGTTTAAATTATTCGGTTATTATTGGCTTAAACCTAATTTAAAGATGGTTGCATTATGTTTTTATTGGTCCATTGAAAATACAATTCTTCATCGCCAAGGTAAACGACCCTACACCTACCAAGAGTTTATACAAAACGGTGGCGTTTGTCCTGTTTGTGGTAACGATTGTAGAAACGATTAAGGTGAACCCCATGAAAGTAAGCCCATGCAAGAACTGTATAAGACGATACAAAGGCCCTGGTTGCCACGACATCTGCCGAGCCTTTAAAGACTGGAACAAAGAGCAGTCTACAGAGAAGAGAGCGCACATATCGTACCTGTCAACTAGCACACTGACTAAGAAGCGAGGAATGACATGATCAGCTTTAAAAAGCACCAATGGCGAAGAAACGGTAAGAAGATGGTATATGGCATTTGGGTAATTAGATGGACTTGTCTAACTTGCGGTGAAAGTTGCATCACAATGATGGACGATAGCCCAAAGAAAAGAGGTTGCCATGGATAAAGACGGAAACAGCCACATGAAACTAGCCTATCTAATCGTTGAGGGAATAGCAATCGGCATTGCTGTTTTCTGCTCAGGAGCCGTCATTGCTTTGGCACTGTATAGCATTGTGAGGTGGTAACATCACTTGGCAAGAACTGGAAGACCAAATTGAACAGCTACTGATTGACAACAACATAGTTTACACGAGAGAAGGTGCACTTCGCACGTATGGGCACAAAACCGGTAAAGGTAAGTCTGACTTCAAGCTAGAGAACTGTAATGTATCTCTAATCGAATGCAAGTGTGTCCAATCTCTCAGCAAGCTAACTTTTCCACGACCAACGATCAAGCAGCCGTTAATCAAAGCGCATCAGCTTAAGGCATTACGTGCTAACAATGGCGGTATAATGATATTTGACAATGAAACCGATAAATTCTATTGGCTTACACCGAATGACTTGGATAACGTAATAATCCATAGTGGCCTTGTGAAGTCCTTACGTGGCTATATAGACCATCTGACGGTTGAGCCAGTGCAATTAATCAAACAGATTAAGCAACAGCATTAAATGGCAGATAGGAGCGGTAGGAATGACAAAGGAAACTAAGAGGTACTTGATTGGTATACTCGATTTGATTACAGCAATAGGAAAATTATTATTTATTGTTGTTATGCTTGTCAAGACATTTACAACAGGAGTCACGCTAGATGAATCATTTATATTCTTGTTGATAATTCTATTGATATCGAAAGATTAGGCGCGAGCCTTTTCTTTTTGCAGAAAAACGTTGACAAGTTAACTAATGTTAGTTATACTATATAGTATAGAAAGTGAGGTGTAAGCATTGAAGACTTTTCCAATTATTTTAACAGATGAAGAACATAAGCAAATTAAACTTGAGGCATTGAACAGGGATCAATCTATGAAAGACTTTATAGCGGTTGCTATTATGAATAGTCTAAACAACAAACCTAAGAAAGAAGGAAAATAAATGGCTAGACCAATAAAGACTGGTCTTGAATACTTTTCCTTAGATTGCCACATGAGCGACGAAGTCAATTTAATAATTGCTGATTATGGTATGGAAGGTTACGGCATATTAGTATCTATGTTTCAGCTTATATACGGTGAAAAAGGATATTTTACTAACTGGTCTTTAAGAGAGCAAAAATTATTTGCCAGAAGAGTTGGTTTAAGCCAAGACATTGTATCAAAAATAATCAGTGAGTGCGTCGAATGGGGAATATTCGACAAGACTATGTTTGACGAATACAACATCTTGACTTCAAAAAGGATTCAACGACATTATAGCACAGCTACATACAAAAGAACAGGAACCACTATGAATGTTGATTATCTATTGATATCACTTTCTGACAAGAAACATGTAAACAAAGTCAAGGAAAAACCTATCGACAATGGGGTTTCTGACGACGGAAACAAAGCAACAACTGATGTTTCTGATGACAAAAGTACACAAAGTACAGTACAGTACAGTACAGTACAGTATTTAAATGATATTGTAGCGCACTATGAATTAAATTGCAAAACGCTGCCACAACCTCAAAAAATAACCGACCAAAGAAAAAAGGCGATTAATGCACGTATTGCTGATTATGGTTTTGAAAAAGTTATTGAGGTATTAGATAAAGCTGAATCATCAAAGTTTTTAACTAAATCATCTGATAAGAAGTGGTTAAAGTTTGACTGGATATTTAACCCTAACAATTTTGTAAAGATACTAGAGGGCGATTACGACAACAAAGATAAGTCAAACAAAAACATTGGCATAAAGATTGACAGAAGTAAAGAAGGGATAGTCAAGTTATGAGATATATTCGTAATGTTACAGTCAAACCATACAAAACAATAAAGCGAGCAGACACAAAATATATACCTACTGGTTTTTCTACTGATGATTATACTGATGATCTTATGTCACGAAAGATTACGATATTAACAAGTCAATCAGAAGAAGGCAAATCAGTTATACTACATAGGATTTTGCTGAATGCTATTGATAAAGGTTTTAAAGTATTGCTTGTTGATGGTGAATACGATGAAGAGGAATTGATAAGAGAGTTGTATTTAAAGATTATAGGCAAAGACAAATCATTATATGATCTTACGAAGCCCAATAAAGTATACATTAAGGAACCAAAAAAGCATATTCTTAAAATGATAGAACAATGGCATGAGAATAAGTTGCACATATTAAGCAAGACAGAAGCAAACTTTCATGACTTTGAAGCTATGTTTAATGAAATTGTTGAGTATGTTAAAACTGAAAAGATAGACCTTGTATGCCTTGACAACATGATGTCTCTAGTTTCTAGTTCTCAAGCAGAAAGAAACGCTGCTCAAGCTGATTTCATTAAGAATATTATATTGCTAAACAGAAAGTATAACTGTCACAGCGTAGTCGTTAATCATGCAAGGAAACAAGCACAACGAGGTATAGAGTTAGACATATTTGATATGAGTGGCACAAGTGATATGGCTAATAGTTGTGATAATGTATTTGTTGTATGGCGTAACTTTGATCCAGCAGATGATGAACCGGACGGTTGGCTGTCTTTAAAAAAGAATAAGCTTAACGGAAAACATAAAACAATGCCTTTAATTTTTGACCATGAGAACAGGACTTACTTAGAAGTTATTTCAGGAGTACCACAAAGGCTTAGTTTAAACTGGCGTAACGAAGGTAAACAGGAATGGATCAAATCAGAGGACACACCATTTTAGGAGGACATATGATAGGCATGGATAACTGCATAAAGCATTTAGTTGATAACCAAGGCACAATATTATTTAGTGACGAAGGGCATCAAGTAGTATTTCAAGGCGGTGAGTTTAACTATAAAGGTCCAACTCATTCAAAATGGAGAACACTAGCTGACTTTTGGTTATTTAGCGTATTTAACTGGGAGGTAAAAGATGAAAATTTATGAGCAAGCATTGAAGAATGTTGAGGAACATAACGAAAAAGTAAACCAAGGAATACAGCACTATAATAACATATCTGACATAACACAGAGATTTTTGGCAGCAATTAGCACTGATGCTGACAAGTTCAACGACTTTTACCCATTATGGGCTGAACAGATGGATAAAACGATGATGTGGTTTGTTGAGAACGAAGTCAATGATAAAGATATAATGGATCTATTTGATTTAATGAATAACTTATTCACAGCAAGGGAAGGATGATTAGATGACATACGAAACGGCATATAGAAGCTGTAAAACCAAAGAAGAACTAGAAGCCATGATAAAGAAAGACATAAGCATTGCTTTGTTGTTTAACAAAGATAGGTTAGAAGTTATAAAAGAAGTTGGAGAACGTGTGGCAAACGAAAAATTTAAGGAGTGATTGTTTGAACGAGAGATTTTTAAGCAAGGCGAAACGGTTGGACAACTCGGAATGGGCAGAAGGTTATTATGCTTGCAAAGGTGATGGGACTGACCTAGAACAGCATGTGATATGTGTATCGACATTAAATACACAAGGAAAATCATATTTTTATTTGACTGATGTTGAAATTGATAACAAAACGTTATGTCAGTGTACAGGATTGAAAGACAAGAACGGTGAGCTGATCTTTGAAGGTGATGAAATGAAATGGCCTAAGGAAGAATGGTACAGACGTGATTATGTTATAGCCTCACTTACAGGCGAAGAGATAGAGCGCGAAGATTATCTTGAATACGTAGAGTGGGATTATTCAATGCTTGATGCTAGAAAGAATGATTATAGCGAGTACTGCGAACTAACACACAGAAACATCCACGACAAATAATATAAGTCCGGCAAACTATCCACTGCTAATATAGGGTTGTTGTTTACGAATACAACCGGACATTATATAGGCCCCGATAAGGGGCCTTTTTATTATCTATGATCCCAAAATGATCTAGGCTTGTCTACTCTTGCGTCAAGGTGGAAACCCCACTCATAGAAACCTACACCGCCTTTGATGCCATACTTGTCGCATATATCATACCATTTAGTCTTTACGTTGCCTAAGAATTGGCTTTTTCTTTCAAAGGACATATCTTCATCAGTTGGAAAATGAATATCAGCTGCTACGCCTTTAAGGTGTTGACTTTGAGGTGAGCCTCCAACCATCTTGTTATATTTTATAGTTCTAAAGCCTGACTCAATACCAATAGGGCGGTTATACCATAGCCTAAACTCTAGTAGCATTTCATAGAACAGCCTAACATGTGGATTGTCGATTATAGAACCATCACTTTTACAGGCGAACTCATGCATATTAAAATACTTGTTTATTTCTCCATCGTATAGTTTCACTTCGTCACCTCCCACTGTAGGTAGCTTTTTGAGTTGATTGATCCCATGCCTTGCTGAATCCAAAGACATTAGACAAATTAGTTGCACTTAATGTTATTCTACCATTTTCAATCTTTGGCTTTACATCACCAACAACTGTTACTGGTTTATCACTAGTCATATTGCCATTGTTATACGCTACAATTCTTCTAACTTTGTATTCTAATTCATCAACAGTAAAATCAACAAGTTTAAATATCCATCTTGTAGGTCTGCGGTAAACACCTGCGCCTGTTCTTTTATCCCATCCAGGTTCCCAAACATCAAAGCAGTTATCAAGAACATGCTCTTTATAGTGATATGGGTTGTTAGGCACAAATCCAGTAAAGCGCCTATGCATTATAGCAAAGTCAATTGCACCGTCAGTAATCACTGGTGCTGAATAAGATGTCCCAAAGTCTCCGTCAAGTCCATCAACAGCGACACAATCAACCTCAGACAGCCCCCATGATGAATAACTACGAGGCATAAAGTTTTTATCTACTGCTCCTACAGCAAACCATCCACGTTGCGAAGCTGAACTTTCGCCATTATCGCCATCATTCCCAGCACCACATATACAAAACGCTTGCTTTAGTAATGGTTTCTCATACTTTTCGATATACTTTTGCTTTATTTCATCACCGCCTACAACGTCCCAATCCAAAGCGCTCATTGATACAATGTGGACACCGTTATCTAAGCACCACTTAAGACCGCCTTTAGTTTTTGGCAGTAAATACAGTTCTACGCCATCAGCATTCTTATTTGTGATTTTCTTATAAACATTTTCAGCGTGTTCATTCTCAAACTTACCTTCGATATCCGTTCCCATGTATATCGGCATGGTTTGGTTATCATCTGCTCCAAGTTCAAGGATGGCTACTTTGATTATTTCCATTCTAACACCTCTCATTCAACCGAAAAAGCCTCCCAACGGCGTTTGCTATACATTGTATAGGGTAGCACATCAGAAGGCCTTAAATCGGTTTAAAATCCGTTCTTGTTTGTTGGGTTGTTTAACACGGCTACTACAGTTAAAATTTCAATTAACGCTGCACCAATGACCTCTACTTGGCCCACAACCTCAATTGGGATTACTCCTGTTGCAGTTAGTATAATAACCAACTGTCCAAGAATCGCCGCCCATACTACAGGACTTTTTAATCTACTTTGCATGTTTTCACTCCTAACTTAATATCTGTGACAATAAATAAGTTCCACCGCCACCAATGAGTACGCCAATTAAGACTTCCCACCTTTTGGCTGGCTTGTTCCTCAACTCTTCCACCGCTTTAACTAAAGGGTCCAAAACTTTCAGTATATAGCCGACATCCTTTTGTATTCCTACAATGACTGACTTAAGGTCTTCGGCATCACGAATACGTGACTCATGGTCTTCTATGACATCTTTATATGGACAATTCTCTTTTGTACACATATCACCGCTTCCTTCCTTGTCCGGCACCCTTCTTAGTGACCTTCTTGTTTTTTGTAGGCTTGGTTGGTTTTGTATATTTCCTTTGTTTGGCTGGTTTTGGCATTATTTTTCACCTTCCATTTAATCAACAGTTTGCGTTTGCGTTATGTTTTGCTCATATTCACCAAAATCATAATCAGTTTCAAAATACAGCCTAACGATCTCTTTCACTTCATCCGCTTTTATACTCGATATTTCAGTAACGCTCTTTTCCATAGTCTCTACAGACTTGTTAATAAGCACGTTAGTATTAATTATCGAAGCAAACAGCAGAAATGATAGAATGCAAGCTAGGTAAAACATTCTTGAACTTATTTTATCTTGTCTGTCAAGAATCTCATAAGTGTCCTTATCCATTTATACGTCCTCCGTTTTCTTATAGTATATCACCCTTTTACTCAGGTTTAAAGTCTTTGCGGTTACTTTCGCTTATACCATATACTTGCAATTATAAATAATATCAGTACTATAACATCAACTATTCTATCTACCATCGAAGTAATCCGCCTTTGCTATGTCGTAGCCGTCAGATATAACAGCACTAAATAATTTTGCTTTTTGCTCTGGTGTAAGTTTATTGTAATTAGGTGTATTCATAAGTTTTTCAAGTTGGTCTTTAACATACTGCCCCATAACTTCTTGGAATTGGCTTTGCTCTTCTTTAGTCAATTCATATCGTACTTTGTCCTTACTAAAACTCTTTGGCGCTGCTTTAGGGAATACGTCACGATCTCCTGTAGTTTGGAATACTTCTATTATTTCATTTTCCAATGGTGTTGGGTCTAACTGAGTAATAGTCGCAGGACTTAAGAACTTCTGAGCCATGCCACCGGAATACTGTTGTTCTTCTCCAAGTGTTGAGAATTTTGGTGGTAACGAAGAACTAGTGAATGGTAGTTGATTCCTAAGACTTTGCAACAATGAGTTATAATCAATGTTTCTTATGGTAGGATCAATAGTCTGTCTTGCCTGTCTGGCCAGTGAAAGCCCTGGCACTACTTGAAGCGGTGCAGTCCTTACAATGTTAGCCACATTTTGCAATATACCTTCGCTACCATATCCACCAAACAACTCTTGTACACCTTGCAATAGTGGTTGCTCTAAAAGAGTCTTAGAACTCTCTATACTGACTTGTGCCAATTTATTGAAGATATTTTCTTTTGCGTTAGTCTCTGTTAATCCTGTTTGATACAAGTTCGCTCCTGTAGCAAAGGGGACTGCTATAGGTTGTGCCCAGTCAAAGTTGAATTGAGTCTTTCCGTCAGTGAATGCATAATCTTGTATACCTATAGACTTTTGGAACTCTCGTTCGTCTTTGTCCTCTGAGTAAGCGCCTGTGATAATGCCAGCTTTAGCCAACATATAACCTAGATACATTAGTGCTGATCCTGTAAGGTTCCTTGATGCACGTTCTGCAAACTCTCGTTGGTTGAACTCACCACGCTTAATATCAGTGACTACATTCTTACCGATGGTTCTTATAGAGCCAAGTGGAGAATAGTCAAACACCTTATCAGTGATGTTAGCAGGTGTATAGGCGTATGGTAATACTAATCGCCCAAACAGTCCGGCCTTTTCTCTGATTTCAACTGCTGATTTTGCAAGCGCTGACTGGTTTTGGAATGTTCTTTCCTCTGCTGTCTGCAATGCTTGTTGTTCAACTAAATCAGGCTTGCCTTGATACTGCGGTAGTCTTTCAAGCCTTGACTTTTCCATGTTATATGTTGCTTCAAAGAATGGTCGGTCACCTGCTGACAGTAAGAACGATGTCAAATCATTAGCTTTGTTTAACCCTTTATTAACTGCGTTAAGTGGCCCAAACTTAGTGTCTGTAGGGAATATCTTACCGGAACGTGTCTCAAACTGACCTGAATCACGTCTAGTATTAATGCCTCTGTAATAATCGTCCCATGCTTCATAAAGGCCCTTTTTAACGCCTTGAAGACCTCTCGTTATGTCTGTGCCTCTATATGGTGTTAATGTACGTTCACCAGTCACTTTAGACAATGCCACATCAATAGGAATTGCAAGTGCTTCTTTGCCTATCTCTGCTGTTTGCATTAACAAGTTACCTAGAACGTTCCTAGATTGTGTCTTAACGTTAAGCAACATAGATATTCTTTGCAACGCTGCCACCTTGTCTTTATTCTTAGCAGGGATCTTATCCTCAAACACTTTGTATGCCTCTGCTATAGCAATATCTTTTGCTCTGCCCTCTAGTGTAAGAGACTCAGCGATCTTATCGTATATAAATTTTGATTCATCTGCTGTAAGTTCTACAATACCTGATTTATCTTTGATTTGATCTATATACTCTTGTATGTTTTCCGGTGTAAGTTCGCTATACTTAATGTTACGCTTTTTCAAGATGTTTTCAATCTTCGTTAGTTGTTCTGGTGTTGCATTGTCAATAGCTTTTTGAAGTTCGCTTATATCTTCTTGGGCTTGTTTTTGTTTGCCAGTTTCATTAAGTTTAGACACTTCTCTATTCAAGTACTGCAAGTAACCATCAGGTGTCATTCTTCTAAGCATAGACGCAGCTTGAACGGCTTGTCCAGCCTCTGTAAGTTGTTCAGCTTGCTTAAGTGCCAACCTATTGAATGTATCAAAGTCACCTTGGTTTGAGGCTTGTCTCATTAACTCAATACCTCTAGCGGTGTCTAATGCTGTAAAGTCTTCACCCACTGGCTTTTGTAAGAAGTCTTGCGCTGTACCTAGATTGTCTCTAGCTTGTGCCATTGTTTCTTCGTTTGTAATACCTTCATAGACAAACTGTTGTGGGTCCATGCTTTTCTTAATGGCTTCTGATACCATAGGGCTTGCCTGTATAGATTCAAATGTCTTTCTTACACCTTCTTGCTGTACAAGTGATGCAGGTCTTGCCATAGATGGTTGGTCAATCTGCGCAGCCATAGTAGTAGGCGCTTGTTTTTCTATCAATGCATCTAGCTTACGAGGCTTAGCCATTGCATCTTTAAGCCTTGCTCTTTGCTCCGCTTTGGTTCCAGTTGCATCAAGTCCACGTTGTTGCAATGCTTGTGTTAACTGTTCCTGTGTTTTAAATTGGTTTATAGTCTGTGCTTCTGCTTTCATTTGCTCAACTGCTTCAGGTGGTATAGCTTGGCCTGTAGCAATCTCTACGTCATTAACAAGTGTGTCAATGTTTTCAGGTGTAGGATTTTTAGCCGCCTGTAATGCGGAATTAATCTTAGCTGCTGAACCACCAGTTATAAGCGCGGCTAGTGAGCCTGTAATACCTGATTCAAGGATTTCTCCGGCTGTTGCAAACTCTGCGTCAGGGTCAAAGACTGCACGATCAATAAGAGGGTTTAACGCGGTTGATATACCCTCACCGAAGAACTCTTCAATCATTTGTTTACCGACTTGCTTAAGTCCAGCTTTACCGCCAACAATGTCTGCCAATCTTCCGATAGGTCCAACTTCTGTTGCGATTTCTAGTCCAGCCTTAGCACCACCACCGACAATCTGTTGTAGTGTAGAACCGCCACGTTGTTCTATGTCTCTTGCTCCACCGCCTAATGCTTGACCACCAATAAAGCCTAATCCAGTAGCAGGAGTTGCACCAGCTAATACAGGGGCTATCTGCGGGATTGATCTTATCGCACCACCAATAACGCGACCAACAGGAGTGTCGGCTTTTCCGTAATACTGGCCCACTTGCTCTTGTTGCTCGACGCCTTTACCTAAAATATCTGTAATAACATCACCTTTAAACTGTACGTCTTTACCAGTTACAGCACTTTCAATACCTGCTCCGGCCTCTCTAACGCCAGTATGCAATAGTCTTGGAAGGTTTAAGATGCCTCCGGCAACATCTGATGCACCTGCTACAAGCTGTTTACCGACAAATGGAACGGCTTCTTTTATGTCAGTACCAAAAGTCCGACCACTCTCGGCAACTGATGTCTTCATAGCTTGTTGCAATCCTCTAGGGTCCATAGCTTGTTGTGTTGTAGGAACCGTTGTAGGCGTTTTAGGACGTCCCAAGAACTGTAATGGCGTTGTTGTAGTCGGTTGTGATACAGGACCAAATACAGGCGGTTTAGCGACTTGTGAAACATAGCCACGTTCCTGGACCATCTGTTCTCTAAGTGCGCTAACGCCTTGGTCAGGTAACAATTTATCTAACGCTCTTGGCTTATTACCTCTAATTAATTCGTCTAATGCTCTAGCCATAATATCTCCTTATTCGTATTGACTTGGAATATATACGCCTCCTGGCACCAATGGCACAGGTTTTGTTAAACTGTATAAGCCAATAGCCCTACGTGCTTGTGCTTCGCTGATGTTTCCACTTTCGTATAATGCATTAACAGCCTCATACATAGCATCGTTATTGACAATCATTTTACCTTTTGTATCTGTTGTAGTATATTGAGCCTCTAATATGTTTTGAACATCTCTTGGAAGTTCTTCAACTGGTGGTGGCTCAACAGGGTCTACAGGTTGCATTCCTTGAAACAACTCATTAGTCATAGCGTCAAATGCTTCACGGCCAAACTTGTTGATAAGTCCCTGTGAGTTAGATGATAAGTAGTTAATAGCCTGTTGACCAGTCAGTCCGGCTGTGTCTAGCATACCTCTAATAGCTGACATGTTGGTTAATACTTGTGCGTCTGTTATCTCAGGTGTTGCTACACCACCTCCACCGCCTCCTGTAGGCGCTGTGATAAGTCCACCTTCGCTAAGTGCGGCCATAACCTCTGGTGACCTTATACCGAGTCTATACGCTTCTAATGCTTGCGGTACAGTGTATTGGATTCCAGTTTGTAGTGGTTGTCCTGTTATAGGGTCAAGACCTTGCGTTTGTATCTTCTCTTGTCTAGCAGTTTGAAGGAATGGTATTACCCAATCATTAGATGGATCACCGTCATTTTGAAGTTCATTAATTCTCGCTTGATAATCTGCACCATATGCACCAAGTGTTGCAAGTGTATCTTGCCTTGTTTGCGTTTCTGCACTTTCAAGATCTCTAAGTTGTTGGGTTAACAATGCAATCTCTGCGTCACTCTGCGCTGTTGCTATTCCTTGGTCACGAAGTAACTGTGCTTCTGACTGTCTACGTTCGATATCTGCGGTAAGTGCTTGCTTTTGCTCCGCAAGACTACCAATAGCGCCCATCTTAGCAACGTCTAGCCCTAGTTGAGATTGTCCAACCGCTCCTGCTTGTCCTAGTCCACCTGTGGCCCTTGCGACTTCTCCACGTCTACCTGCCATAGCCGCTTCGGTTTCTAGTCCTCTACGTTCTTTTAGGAATCTAGGCGTTAACGATGCTTTTTCTTGTCCTAGCCTACCACTAGTCTGCTCATATGCCTTTTTAAAACCTTCAACCGCTTTATTAACCTTCGCTTCTTTAATCTGTTCTTGAATCGTCTGTTTCGGCTGTTCCGTTGGTGCTTTGGCTACTGACAGCTTGCTAACGTCTACACTAGGCTTTTCAGGTGTAGCAGTCGCAGGGTCAAGCGTTCCTTCTCTGAATCCTGTTAATTGCTTTGTGCTAAACCCTTTACGTTGTGCTGCTTGCAGGTTCTTTTGCAGCTGCTTACTTTGTTGTTCTGCCAAACCTTTTTTCAAACTTTCATTATATCCAACTGATTCTCTCAGCTTTGATAAACTTGTTCCCATAGACGGATCGTATGGCGTGGTCCCTGCTGGGGCTTCTTTTGCTGATATAACAATACCTTTTTTAGGGTCAAAAAATTGCTTTAAAGCCATTATCCAATCACCTCGTTCTTCTGTTCTTCTGTAATCCAGCCTTTTTGTACCGCTCGATTAAGATGTTCTGCTGTAATCTTGCCGTCATTATAAAGTGCTTTTAATCGTTCAAACATGTTAAACCCCCAAACTGTCAATAATAAGTCGGTCTACTGCGTCTTTAATTATCTCTAACTCTGTTTTTTGTGGCTTTGGCTGTGCATCTAACCACGCTTGTTTTTCTTCACCTGTCAATTCCAGTATGCCATTATCATACTCATACAATGGACATTGGTTATCATCGAATAAAGATGGGTTGACAACACCATTCAATTCAAAGTGCCTGTCACCTTCGGCGTTAATAATAATATCAGTTTCAAGCGGTTCCTCAAAGGCATCCGAAAAACCCTTTACTATGTGGTTTTGTTCGCTAAGTCTTATATAATGATTCATGATTTGGCCTCCTTACAACTCATCATCGATTGTTATTAATGTACTTGAAGTACTTTCGCAAGGATATGAGTCTCCGATAGTTCTAGCTGTGGCTACGGTCCCCCTTATTGTTACGCTTGTGCTTATAACATAAACTGTCGTTACAGTAATGTCGTTTCTCACGCCTACTCTACGATATTTTAGACCTGTGACTGTAACGGTTGGCGCGTCTGTCCTCTTGGGAACTGCCATTTTGATACCACTAACAACACCGGTTGTTATGCTGTCATAAAATGTTAATTCTGCCCCTATAAATTGTGTCGTATCAGTATAATCAAGAACCTCATAATATCTTTGACAATCTCTCAACTCTTCCGCATAGGTCTTAGGAACAAACGGTGTTGATTTATCACCAAGTTCAAATTTAGCAAGTGACAAAGTTCCATCATCAAATTCAATACTCAAATTCGAGCCGCCTGTAACACTAGCGGTAATAGGCGAGTCTGCATAAGAGCCGGCACCAATCTTTCCTTGGGCTGTACCATCCCAAGATAAAGTATAGTCATCAGAAACAAGAGAACTACTTTCTATGACTTGAATTAATGAACCGGCAGTTATCGTCAACGTTGTAATGCCGTTAGAAGTTGCAAAAATGTAAGTACAACCACTTGAACCGCCCTTAAATCTGTCATGTCCATATTCTCCAGCCGCCAAAACAACCGTACCAGAGACAACGCGCTGATTTACTTGGAAATTACCGTTAATCAAATAATTCTTATTGCTTATCTTGTTGCCTGGGGCCATCTTTTGGTTAGTTATTGAATCGTCAGGGATATTGAGTGGCGCTTGGCTATCAATGTAAGTCTTTAGATTTTCTAGTATTGTTTGAACTGTGTTACCTACAATGCCAGTAATAGTTGTTGCTCCTACTAAGTCTGCACCACTAGAGCCGTCTGTAATAGACTTAATTCGTGTTATAAGGGCTTCTATAACTGATTGAACCCTATTAGATGCTCCTGTCTCAGCAATAGGCGTCATGCCAATTTTATCAGCACCACTATCACCGTCAGTTACAGAACCCAACTCAGTCTTGCTATAAACTTCGGTTTTATCATATTTGTCGTCAATCTGTGTCTTAGCTGACTTAAGTTCGTCACCTACGTTATCAATGCCAATGTCCATGATTGCTTCTGAGCCGATTGCGTTGGCCCCTGTTGCGTTTGGGGTTTCGGCTTGAAGTTCTACAAGCAATGTATTATTAGTATGTGTCTTTGCGTCTGCCCCAGTTTGGTCAAAAGCGGCTTTAAGTCTAGCAGCTTCGCCTTTAACCTGGTCGGCTTCGTTCTGAATGTTATTAACAGCGTATGTAGCTTGCGTTAATGGTTTCTTAGCCATTTCATCACCTCGAATATCCGTTAGTTTGCGCTTGCATCAACAATTTAAGAACTGTCAATGTTTCGTTGTTTGTGTCATTTTCCATTACCCATTGTACATAAGTAAACTTCTTGACTTTTCCTCTGATTCTATTGACTTGCGCTGATCTATTTGTAAGAAACGTCCAATCATCAAAATCAATATTGTCAAAGTCTATTAGTTTATACTCAACAGGATACCACTTTGCACTTTCTTCATTTATCCTATCGGTAATAAATTTGATTTGTACGCTTGTTCTTGAATCCGGTCTAATAGACAACCATTGGTCACGCATCATCTTTCGATATTCTAATGCGTCAAAGTCTAGGAACCCACCGTATATCTTCATAGGGATTGTATCACCTAGTACTGTACCGTCAGCAAGAAAATCTTCGCTTATCTTCTCGACTGTTCCGTTAGAACCATAATAAGGGACTCCATCAGCGTCTATAAACTGTGTTGCTTGTATATCACTGTATTTATACATTGTGTCGTTGCCATAGTTCCAAATATAAACAGTTGAATCAACATTACACCAATATTCTTTTTGGTTCTCATAGTTAAAAGTTACAGCATTTCTTAAGTTGAGAACTTTCAAACTGAGTTTGAGTCTATCAGATATAACCCTTGTATTTCTTTGCAACTCAACATTAGTGATTCCCCATTGCCAAAATGAAAATCCATCAAGAGAAATAGGTGTATCTTCTACTAATTGTACCATCTTAGGGGCTAGATTTCCAACCCTCTCATTAAGATCTTGATAACCATAGTTAAATGGGTTAAGTCCTGCATTATCAGAAAAGTTAGGATTAACTGTTGGATTGACAATAAAAGTTGCCTTTTCTTTAAACACCATTAAATTCTGCTGTGATGCCTTAAGATCAGTGATAAAAAACTCTGTTGAGCCTACTCCAACAAATGAATTGGCAGGAAAGTAATTAGCCTTTGCTATTCCACTAAACCTAAATACGTTTCGTTCATTAGGGTTACCCCATATAAACAAGTTAGTATCATTTTGTACACCAAAATCAACCATGTACTTATGGTTTTTAACTAAATTATCATTTCCCGCTACTTCTTTAACCCAAGTTATAATGACGATTGCATTAAGAATAGGTGCGACTGTAAACGTAACTTGCCCTAATGTTCTATTAACAGTGAAATCAACGCCCTCAGTCTTTGAAACTCCATTGATACTGCAAAGCACTGTATCAACATCAATAGAAGTCTCTGCAAGCTGATACAACGTGCTTGAGCCATCCCCTACGTATGTCTGTGACTTCTGTCCAGTAAGTAAGTTGATTTCCTCAAACAATGTACCTCCACCGGCTGGAGGTGACGCTATTACAACTGTGGGTATATAAGCGACTACATCTTGATAGACTGAGCCGTCATATTCTTTATAATCTGCACCATTTAAAAAGTATATCTTGTCTTGAAAGTACGTTATACAGGTCTTAGTGTCAGATATGCTACCTATGATCGTCACTGTTCCTTCGGTTATCAAATCAGCTACAGCCGTTGTGTCAGTATCTATAGACATGTCATACCTATAAACGTCACCATCCCAACACACAAGCATAATAACATCACCGTCTAGCGTACCATACCATAGGCCCTGCACATTTCCACTACCAAAATCTATGAAAGTATGATGCCCAGGTCTTTTCTGCATTTTATAATTCTTTGTTACTCTCGCATTAAAGCCACTAATCCACTCGCCAGGGTTAACCTCAGTTTCCCCAACAGCTTCGTTAGCACCAAAAAACTTATCAATCTTTATAGGTTTTGGCTTTTTCCTAGCGGTGAATGTAGCCATAGCGATAACCTCCGTAATAGTTTACACTATCAGAACTAAAGTAAACGTCATTTATTGGTTGTTCTCCGGCTGGTTGACCTTTGAATGCTTCTGCTCTCATTTCATTTGCTTTTTGTTCGTAAAAACTAACTAAATCAGTGTTTTCAGTTGTGGCAAGTTTAGCAGCAATAAAAAATACTATAAATTGCAATGCCTTTGTGTTGTTTACTTCTACAGTTTCCGAAAGATCTGTTATCTCTTCTGGAATAGGCTTATATATAACCTTCAACTTACCATCGTAGTCATAGTCAACTGCTAATGTGTTGAAGCCTTCCCACTTGTAAACATTATCTATGACATATTCCTTATAGGTAAACTCAGCGACAATCTTATCAAGTTGGCCATAGTTACTAGGCATGTCATATCTTCTCCATGCTTTATAATCAGGTATAGCATCAGATTTGAAAGGATAGCTATATAAGCACCGATTTAAGTGCCTATAATACGTTGTGCCACTAAACACTAACTCAATAGGATAAGACGGGTCTGTGGGTGTTATAGCCCCCTTGTAATCCGTTTCCTCTGTTGGTGTAAGCGTCAATGTATCTATTATGTTCCATGTTGCACCGTCATACTCTCTAATATAGACGATAGCGTCACTATCCAATGTGAAAAAATAGCTTTTCGCACCTACTGAGCCTTCACCAGTTTGTGGGTAATGTTGGTCCTCTCCTATAAACTCTTCAATGTTAAACTGAGAGCCTAAAAGATTAGGAATCTTCTTATTAAGTATTTCAAACTCTGCGTACTCTCTAGCTTCAGTATAGGCTTCTTGAAGTCCCATATTAAGGAATCTTAATCCGTTAGCCTCAATTGTTGCCACGTCTTCGGGGGCTATTACAACCCCCTCCTCAACGTATTCGTCAATTAAAGCCCTTGCGTCATATATTAATTGTTGTGCTGTTGGCATTTAATCACCTCTCGTCTACCACGTGTCCCTGTGCTATAACCTGAAAATTAACCAAGCCGGTAAGATCGTCTTGAACTATAACTTCAAAAGTATCTGAATCCTCTGTTCCATCTTCTGCCAATCTAACAACAGCGCCATTTTTGCTTTGGCCACCAAATGTTCTTCGTACCCTTATTGCATAGTTTCCACTTGGGCCTTGCGTTGCGTCTACGTATGTTGCATCAAAGCAGTGTGCAGCAAAATCCCCATTTGTCTTAACGTTAAAAATGTTTTTAACGATTCCATTTTTATGTCGTATAACTATACCTTTAGTTAATCCGCCAATTATTCCACCGAACTTTCCATCGTCCATTGCTTCTGCATCAACTATTTGGAACATAACTCTTACAACATCCCACTTGACACCTGCTGAAAGTCCTGAAGGTGAAACCTGAAAACTAACAGGCGTAACACTACCGTCAATTGCTAAGTTTATGTTTATTTCACTGCAACCACCGGCAGTAGTGTAAGCATAATCAAGCGGTGTATCTAATGATATGTTCCACTTTCCGGCACCAGCTGAGCTATGTGCAAGTATTTCACCTTGATAAAACGCTGTGCCTTCTTTTAAACACACGACGTTTCCGTCTGTTGGTTCAGATGCACTTGCAATTATTATAGCCGTATCATCTATGTTTGTGTTTGCGTCTATAGTTATTACTTGTATTGTCTGCCCTAAATGCAAATCAATTATTTCTGTTGTTTGATCCTGTACGTTTACATCTAGACTTCCGTTTTCTCCACTTCCGTGTACATGCATAATATCACTCCTTTACTAAGAAAAATAGGACGCCATACGGTTAAGTACAGCGCCCTATGGTATAGGCTACATATTCTCTTTGTACAGTTGTTTTACTTTGTCAGCGCCTAGCTTATGGTGGAATTCTACACCTTTAGCCTTAAGTTCTGATTTCATTTCTTCAACTGTGATTTCTGCGGTAACCTCTTTGTATCCTTCACGTTCCCAGACGTTCTTAACAAGTGGGATACATTCAACGATATGGTCACCTTTTTGCATCTTAATCATTTAATCACCTCTATGCGATCAAGTGTTGGTAGCAGCCGACTTCTTTTTGAGCCATTACAAATGCGTCATAGATGAAACGGCCTTCAATGAGCGCACCTGAGATTCCAGGAGGACAGTCATGAGTTTTGATTTCTTCTAGTTGCATTGGTGCAACGTTACCTTTTGGTTGAGTCATGATAAATGATGTACTAGCTGGTAGATATGAAGTAGGAACAAGTACCAACTTAACTCCATCAACCTCACCGACTTGACCATTGATAAGTGTTTTCATTGCAAGATCAGAAGCCTGGATGAATGAGTTATCCAATTTAATGAACTTGTAGTATGTAGGTGATACATACGCAACACGGCCTTTTCTTGGAACCTTGTCATCATCAAGCGCTACTTGACCATCAAGGAACAGTGAATAAGCGTTGTCAGCTGTAACCGCTACTGTGTTTGTGTGTCCTGCTGATGCCGCTGCTGCCGCAAGCACTGTAAGGTTATAAGTGTCATGCTCTGGAAGGAATTGCTCCTCCATTTGAATCTTAATAACTGCACCTGTTGTTTTTACAAGGTTACCTTGGATATAGTTACCTTTATCGACTGTGATTGAGAAAGAACGATCTTTTGAGATTGTCATTTCTTGGATAGTGTCTTGAAGTTCGGATGGAGTACCGTATCTGTCTGATCCAGTTCTTGTATAGTCACCAAGAGCCTGTGAAGTCAGTGTGTAGATTACAGCTGTTTGAACTCCAATAAAGTCGAACTTACCAGCAAAGCCGGATTTTGTTAGTGAACCCAGTGTATAAACTTGATCGATTGCTTTTTGATATTTTTTTGCTAAATTAACTGCCATTTGTTATTCCTCCTATTCGCCAAATAGTCCTTGAAGGAAATCATCTTTAATGTCTTCGCCACCGTCAACCTTACCAACAACGCCGCGCTTTTTGGTCTTTTCGTTTTGCTTATTGACCTTAACTTGCTTCTTGAGTTCTGCGACTTCATCCTTAAGTGCTTGTATCTCGGTGTCTTTCCCTTTAAGTTCTTCACCCTTCAAATGCATTTCATACGCATTTACGAGGTCTTCACCTAAAGCCATAGACTCTTTTACTTCTTCCGGTAAGCTGTCAGCATCTACACCTGGAAACTTATCGACAAACTTTTCGATCATCTTTTGTTCATTGGTTTTCTTGTCTGACAAATAATCTTTTTTGACATCTTCGACATTTCGCTTGTCCCTATTGGCTGCAAAATCAAAGTATTGTTGTTCCAATGATTCAATCAATTGGTTAGTGTCCATTTCAAATAGTTTGGCAACGTCTTCAAATCTTCCGGACATTTCTGTTGCCTCTTTCATTTTACCCTGGATTTTTTCAACCTTTCCGTCATAAGCCATACCTTTTTGAATAGCTGCCTTAACATCATCAGCACTTAACTCATTAACGCTTTTAGTCTCGTGATTAACTTTAATCTCTTCAAATCCTAGTAATTCTGACAGCTTAGTGTCTGTTTCTTCGGCTTCGGTGGTTTCCTCTTCCGTTTCAACTTCCTCTTCGTCTGTCTCGGCTGCCTCTTCTACAGTGTCTACCTCTGCGGTTTCCTCTATTTCATCGATTTCGCCTGTTTCCTCATTGAATCCTTCCGGCAAGATTTCAATGTCATCAATACTCATAACTTCGGCTTGGTTACCTTGTTCTTCCATCGTGGTTCTCCTTTCGTCCTATGGTAGGGACATATAAAAAGAACGCCACTGATTAAATCAATGACGCTCCCGGCGTTCTACTTTTGTTCGATTGGTTTAGATTCAAACCTTGTCACCGTTGAGCAACGTGGGCACTGAATCTCTAGTATGCTGCCTGGCATCATAAGCGATTTACCAAGCAACATTGGTGATCTCATTTTCTTTTTTGGATTAGAAACGCAATTTTTGCTAGAGCATCTCAATTCTCTAAATCCGTGCTTCTCATTTTCCATCTTATACCTCTATTCTACGCTGTATTTTAATTATTGTCAACTTCTTGCACGTATGGAATGATCCTTATCTGATAACCATTGGTTGTTTCTAGTGAATTGTCACACAATTTCGCTATCACCCTATCATTATCATTTTCATTATAAACTTCAATTGCACATATCTTTTTACCTCTATACTCCATGTTTGCCCCCTTAATTCACTTTATTCTCTACTGTCTTTGCTACGTGGTCAGGACGTGTTAAGTCTCTACCTGAGTATATCTCACATCTTGGATTAACACACACTAAAGTTTGTTTAGCGAATACGTCCGTTGAATCAATTGCAGATATCATTTCATTATCGGCTACCACTAAATTTTGCTTGCAGTAATCACAAGTCATTTAAACACCCCCTTGATATTGGTCGAAATATGCTTGTTGCTCGGCTTCTGGTAGCGCTAAGAATGCTTGTTGCTCATCTGGTGTCAATTGCGCTAAAAACTCTTGCTCTACTGACTTGCCTTTCGCTTGTTGCGCCTCTAGTTCTGCCTGCTTCTCCTTGATTTTATCAATCATTTCTTGCCTGTTTGGTACAAATTCATCTGTCATGCCCTCTAGGTAATCAACAAATTCAATATAACCATTCATCAGCAAGTTATCCATAGTATCTTTTTGTGCAAGTGCTGACCAATATGTAGATGGCCCGACATTTACTTTAACCTTCTTGTATTTACCTTTAAGGGATTCAAAGTCAAACTCTACAACCTCCGCTCCTTCATCCGTAGGCATAATTACAGGTCTTTCGCCATACAGATTAGACGCCATATCAAGGTAAATGCGTCCTATGTCCTCTAGCCAGTTATACATGTTAGCTTCTGGATTCTCTAATGGAATGCCCGCTTGCTTGCTTGCAACTGATATAGAAGCTCCTGATGCTTGTTCTGGGTTAACATTACCAAGCAATGAATCACTAGCACCTACAGCGTCTTGCATGTATGTTTGAGCTAACTCAATCATTTGAACTACTTGACCTGACATATTACCAGGCTCTAAATATCTCGCTACATCAGCTAAACTTTCATTTGGCCCTAATTCCACGCCTATTTGTCCACCTATCATCGTGCTTATTCCACTGATCTTATCTTTATGATAAAGCATCTTAGGAAATGCGGCGGTCATTACGTTAAACATTGCCATAGCAAAACCACGGTTGATAAATATTTGTGTTGGTATCGCTCCACGCACAAAAGACATACCATGATAAGTATTCCGTTGCAGTTCCCAATTACCATGCGCTACTGGATAAAGTTCTATGCCCAAATCTATATCCTTGTAGATATATCCATTTGCTGTGCATTTTGTTGCATGAACTGTCTTTCTCTCTTTCTTAGCTTTACGTGTCTTTTTTTCTCCATCCTCTTCGTACTCTTCGTCGTATTCCTCTGACACTTTCTTTTTGGTATACGTAATGACATAAGTTGCTTTATCTGTCTCTTCGCTTGAATCCATTTCAATCTTGCCGTATCGTCCGGCTTGTTCCTCGGTGTCATTATCAGCTTGGATCTCTTCTTGTTTTTTTGCTTCTTTTTGCAAGTTCTTAACAAGGTCACGACCCGCTATTTGAACATAGTCTTGCTTTTGTAAACTTTCCTCGCTGTTAGGGTTTGCTACATATAGGTTTGTAGGTGAAACCAAATCCAGATCTATTTCTCCAACCACTTCTCCATATACGCCATTATAAGGCTTTGCGCTTGGGTCTAGCCTAAGATGTGCCACGTAGTCACCAGTGACAGCACCGTCATACAATGCGTTTTTAGTTTTCCATACTAACTTTACGCGTTCCTCAAATTCTTTCCATGACTGATTAAGTACATCGTCAGAATTATCATCATCATCTATTATAGGTGACTCAAACCGTACTTCTGACTTGCTCGACATGATAAAAGCAACAAAGAATGTAACAAATCTGTTTATGTTGTTAAACACAGGTTGTGGCAAATCTTCGCTCAGTCCTGCATTAGCCCACTGATTACCATAGAAGAAGTCCCAATTGATGTCCACAAGATCGTAGTATGATGGCTCTAACCTAGTATTATAGTTCTTACCAGCTTCGTACCACTCCCACTCTTTTACATTTCCACTATATGTGCTCATTTGCTCTTACCTCCATAAGCCTTGTCAACATCATAGTTCATCATGCTGCTATAATGCTTTTCTAGCTTTTCCCTTTCCTCTCGTTCTTCCTTTGTTTCCTTTGCTTTCGTTTTCGGCCTATACTTATCGTACATCAACCATAAAACAGCTACGATTAAAGCTCCAATTAGATATTCCATACGTCCTCCTTAATATACAGACCACTTTGTCATTGTTTCGGTGTATTTATGTTCTCTAGGCTTGTTCTCTTCTCTTTTTTCGCCATAATAATGCATCAGCTTTGTTATAGCTTGCGTCATTGAATCAACTGCATCGTCATGAGATCCATTTGGAAAAGCATACCACTCTTCTAGTATATTCTTTACAAATGCTTTATTTCTCGGCAACCTTACATTAGACACAAGATATGGTAGTACCGCTTGCAACCTTGCCTCTTTACCACCCAAAGGATTTACCGGAACTATTCCAGTTAACTCTTTAGCAAGTGTCGTTATGATTGCTGATCCATTAGCTTTATCTTCTATGAATTTCATTCCTATTTTGGGATATTCTGCCACTAAGTTACGTATAGCTTGCAAAGTCGCAAGAAAATCCATGCGTGCATTTACTGAGTCAACCAAATAGAAATTGTTACCTAATTTACCCCAAACCTGTATATCCACTTTATCACTCTTTGATGTGTCCTTGAATGTTGCGTCTACACTCATACAGAGTATTGGTAGTTTATCAACAAATTCCCTTGTATAGTCATACCACGCTTCGTCACGCTCCAACCATTCACGCTTTATCATATTACCTTCTGCGCTCGTTGGTCTGCCTTGGTACAGTGCGTTAAAGTCTTCCGGATATCTCTTTCTTATCTCAATAAAGTCATAGCCGTATCTCTCTGGCCATAACGGTTCCCCAGGCTTTCTACCTAGTACATCATCTTTTTCGGCTTCTAGCGGTAAGTTAACAACTTGCCATGGAAGAGGCTTTGCGTATTCATTGTTAAGCAATCGACCGCACAGATCATCTTCGTGCCACCGTGTCATTATCACTATAACTATTGCTGCTTGCTCAAGACGTGTAGACAGTGAACTAATCCATTCTCGCCATACCTTTTCCCTGTGAACCTCTGACCTCGCTTCTTCTGCTGTCTTTATAGGGTCATCTATAATCAACAAGTGTGCACCTTTACCAGTAATCCCACCTAGTATACCAGCTTTTATACATTCAGAACCGTTGTCCATATATGTACGCTCTTGGTTATCCGTCTGTACCTTTGCACCAAATACGTTCTTTTCTTCCAACTTCTTAACATTAGACCTTGCAAAGTCATGCGCCAGTGTTGAACTGTAGGCTGTCATGATGCATTTGAACTTCTTATACTTGCTCATAGCCCATGATGGAAGGGTTTCAGTGATATGCATACTCTTGCCGTGTCTTGGTGGCATTGAGAACATAAGATATTGATTCTCTACAGGCTCTAAGCCCTTAAGCATATTATCTCTTCGCTTAAAGGCTTGATCTATCTTTTCTGCTATGTACTTTCCGTGCTTGTTTTCCTCATAATCATCATGCACATACTTGACGTATGAGTAGTAATCCTTCTTAGCGTTCGCACTCTGCTTAACCAGTATGGCTTTGGCTAGTTCTTTCTTGTTCATTCTTCCCAACCCAGTTCTTTGAGTTTTGTTTCTATGTAATCTATTGTTGATTTTGAAAAGTTTCCTCTATGCGCTAATATTTGTCTGAGTGCTGATATTTCAAGTGAACAGCGTCTTACCTTTTCGTTTATTTCCGAACATTTACTAAGTTGGTTTAACGCCCTTAATTCAGCGCACTCACGCTCAAACTTTTCAATAACACTATCTTTCCACTCTAAAACTTCCAGTAGCTGTTCTCTCGATGGTTTAATATGTTCATCTTTCATTAATTTTATTTCCAGTTCCAAAGAATCATTATGGTCACTCAATTTAAACTTCTCTTCCGTAAGCTCCATTATCTTTTTGTGCATTTTATCGTATGTTCTGCTGCTGATAATCATAGTTATTCTCCTTTTATACACAAATATTCACGATTTATTGTACTAAGCCGAAAATCTTAGCACTTCATACATGAACATACATTGATTGTTGCATATTATTACAGCTTTTCACCGTCCACACCAAATCTTTTAAGCACTTCGTCGGCTTCTTCCTCGGTCATGTCGTGGTTGAGGTTAGCTTGAATCACTTTATCAGTAAACAGCATCAAGTGCTTTCCTAGCAATTCATTAGCTTTTAATGCTCCACTCACATCAATCATTGTCTCTCCAAGTTGTTCGCCAGTTACTTTACTTGTTATTCCTATCTTACTTGTACATGTATCTCTTATGTCTAAAATAGATTGCAATACGTTCTCGGCTGAGATATCCACCTTCTGCGCCCTCTTATCCATGGATTCCTGTATAGCTTGTTGTATATTGGGTTTTGCTAAGTTTTCACAACCTATGTCTTTTGCTGTATGCTCGCTGTACCCAGCGCGTATTGCTGCCTGAGTAGCGTTAAGGTCAACCAAGTATTCTTTTACAAACATATTCTGCTTATCAGTTAGCTTTGCCATCTAATCACCAATCAACCTTTCCTTCTCTTTGATTATCTCATAATCCTCTTTGTGCATCACTACACCATTAACTTGAACCATCGGTTGCCCGTATTTATATATTATAGGGTCGTCAATCACTGGTATATCGTCACCGCATTGATTACACTGGTATGTAGATGTGTGAATTCCATGTGAGAATGTCCAGTCTATCAACTTTTTGTCTTCGTGTTTACACATCACATCACCTCTTCGTAATAAGTCTCACCGTTGCACTCCTGGCACTGTTCTCCGGCGTTCTTGCAGTTCATGCAGTTAATTTTCTTCTTATCCTCTTCTTCTGGAATGCATTTATCAAAGTCAATCACACACGAGCAAGGCTTATCATTATCCATCTTAACCAACATGCCATCTTTCAGCATTATATTCATTGATTCCTTTATAGCTTCTTCCGTTGCTCTGTATACTGTCATCTTATCTCTCCTTGTCTAACTGACTAAACTACTTACAACTTGAGTCTACACTTTCTGCCATTGCATAGCCTGCTACACACGTATTATTAAAATTAGCATGTCTGTTTACTCCTGTGCTCTCGCCCCTGTAATCAAACTCAAATCCTTGTGTGTGAAATCCAAAATTCTCTACATTCTTAAATATTAATGACCTTCCCATGTTTGTCCATACAATTAATTCCATATATACCGCTCTCGCTTTCTTATTCGCCCATACAGGCGGTTTTATTGGTTGGTTGGTGTAATCTATCGCTTAAGGAGAGTGGAGGTCCGTAGACCCCCTTTATATGATTGTAATATCCCAGGAGGAATCGAACCATCCGTCATGACGCTAAGC